GCGATAGTTCAGCTCTATACGTATACGACAAATATAACGACGTTTACAGATGGATCGGGGCAGCAGGACACGTAGCAGGTTTATGTGCTAATACAGATACCGTAGCAGATGCTTGGTTCTCACCAGCAGGTGTGAATCGTGGTCAGCTATTCGGCGTCACAAAACTAGCATACAATCCTAAAAAAGCAGATAGAGATACTTTGTACAAAGGTAGAGTAAACCCATTGGTTTCTTTCCCAGGACAAGGTATGATGTTATTTGGAGATAAAACTCTTCTTAGCAAACCTTCTGCATTCGATAGGATTAACGTTCGAAGATTGTTCATAGCACTAGAGAAAGCAATTTCAACAGCTGCTAAGGCACAATTATTTGAATTTAATGACGAATTCACAAGAGCAAACTTCCGTAATATGGTAGAGCCGTTCTTGAGAGACGTTAAAGGTAGACGTGGAGTTACAGATTTCTCAGTAATATGTGACACTACAAATAATACCGGAGCGGTTATTGATGGTAACAGATTCGTGGCAGATATTTTTATCAAGCCAGCAAGATCTATTAACTTCATTACACTAAATTTCATAGCAACAAGAACAGGCGTCGATTTCTCAGAAATCGCCGGCTCATAAGGGGTAATTCACAATGGCAATATTAGGCGTAGACGATTTTAAATCTAAGCTAGTTGGCGGTGGTGCTCGTTCTAACCTTTTCAAGGTTACAATGAACTTCCCTGGCTATGCAAATGGCGATGTAGAACTTACATCATTTATGTGTAAAACAGCTCAATTTCCATCATCAGTGGTAGCACCGATTATGGTTCCATTCAGAGGAAGACAACTTCAGTTAGCTGGAGATAGAACTTTTGAACCTTGGTCCATAACGATTATCAATGATACTGGTTTTGAAGTACGAAATGCTTTTGAAGCATGGAGTAATGGTATTAACGGTCATAATTCTAACACTGGTCTAAGTAATCCTACTGACTATCAAGCAGATGCTATTATTGAGCAACTTGATAAAGAAGGTAATGTTACTAAGACTTACGATTTTAGAGGGCTTTGGCCTTCCAACATCGGTGCTATCGACGTTTCATATGAAACTGCAGATACAATTCAAGAGTTTACTGTTGAATTACAAGTACAGTATTGGGAATCAACTGGAACCACATCTTAATTAGGTTCATAAATATATAGGACGAGAGGGAATCTTTTCCCTCTCTGATTATATGAGAGATATATAGTATGGCAGAATTTTTCGGATTCGAAATAAATAGAAAGGGAAAGGAAAAAGAAGTTCCTAAAGTTTCCTTTGTACCAAATACAGAAGAAGACGGCGCAGGTGTTATTACCAGTGGCGGACACTTTGGCACGTATTTGGACATGGATGGCGACAAAGCTAAGAATGAAGTAGAACTTATCATGAAGTATCGTGATGTGTCTTCCCAACCAGAGGCAGATGCAGCAATTGAAGATATAGTAAATGAAGCTATTGTTGGAGATCATAACGATGTTCCAGTAGATATCATTTTAGATAAAGTAGACACTTCAGACAAAATTAAAAAATTACTAAAAGCAGAATTTGATCATATACTAGAGTTACTTAACTTCAATAGTTTTGGTCATGATATTTTTAGAAAATGGTACATTGATGGTAGATTACCTTATCACATCATTGTAGATGACAATCTTAAAAATGGTATTAAAGAGCTTCGATATATCGATCCTACCAAATTAAGAAAAGTTAAAGAGATAGAAGAAGAGGAAGATCCTAAAACAGGAGCTAAACTCATTAAGAAACAAACAGAGTTTTTTATATTCCAGGACAATGCTCTTGGAAAATATAATCAAGGATTAAAAATACAACCAGATGCTATTGCTTATGCAACTTCTGGAATGTTAGATAGTTCTAGAAAAAGAATCTTATCCTATTTACATAAGGCTATTAAGCCAGTAAATCAATTAAGGATGATGGAAGATTCTTTAGTTATATACAGAATATCACGTGCCCCAGAACGTAGGATATTTTATATTGATGTTGGTAACTTACCTAAGGGTAAAGCCGAAGAGTACCTAAAAGGTATTATGAATCAATATAGAAACAAATTGGTGTATGACGCAAAGACTGGTGATATCAAAGATGATAAAAAGCATATGAGTATGCTTGAAGATTTCTTCTTACCACGTAGAGAAGGTGGAAGAGGAACAGAAATCACCACGCTACCAGGCGGCGAAAATTTAGGACAAATAGATGATATTATATACTTTCAAAAAAGGTTATATAAAGCATTAAACGTTCCTATGAATCGATTAGAACAAGAAGCTCAATTCTCGTTAGGCAGATCTTCAGAGATCACCAGAGACGAGGTTAAGTTTAAAAAGTTTATTGATCGATTAAGAAAAAGGTTTTCAGATCTGTTTTTACAGCTTCTTAAAACTCAATTACTTCTAAAAGGTATATTGACTGAACAAGATTGGGCGCAATGGAAAGAATCTATTGCATTTGATTTTATTGAAGACAATTACTTTAGTGAATTAAAAGAGTCAGAGATGTATAAAGAAAGATTTGAAATGCTCGGAAGCTTAGACGAGTTTATGGGTACTTTCATATCAAAAGAGTGGGTTCAGAAGAATATTCTACGATTCAACGATGATGATATTGAAACTATGCAACAACAAATTGATGATGAAGAGAAAGCAGGAGAGCTTGATATGCCAGATCCGGAAGATCCGAGATTTGGATAATATCAAGAACTTTATACGTATAAATATATAACACAGGATTAAATAATGGAAGTTACAGATATAATTAAACAAGTGAATGACGGTGACAATGTGAACGCAAACAAATCGTTTGACACTGTAATGGGCACAAAGCTAAAAGATGCTTTGGATGCCAAAAAAATAGAGCTTGCCAGTAGTATGATCGACAGAAAAGTTTCAGTCGAAGAACCTACAGAGCAAGAGTAATACGGAGATAACTCATGAAGTTAATTTCAGAGTATACAGATAGTAATATAAAAAATTACATTGCCGAAGATAAAAAAGGCAATAAAAGCCACGTCATAGAAGGCGTGTTTATGCAGGCCGATAAGAAAAATCGAAATGGCCGTGTATATGAAAAAAAGATTCTAGAGTCAGCTGTTAACAAATATGTTAAAGAGCAGGTGGCAACTGGTAGAGCGGTTGGTGAGTTAAATCACCCAGAAGGACCGACTATCAACCTGGATAAAGTTTCTCACAAAATTACTGACCTTCGATGGGAAGGAAATAATGTTGTGGGTAAGGCATCAATACTTAATACACCTATGGGTAATATCGTTAGCGGTTTACTTGAAGGTGGGGTTAAGCTTGGTGTATCAAGTCGTGGTATGGGAAGCCTTGTGCAAAAAAATGGTGCTAGTTACGTGAATGGTGACTTTATGTTATCAACAGTAGATATAGTCCAAGACCCTTCAGCTCCGGAGGCATTTGTCAACGGAATTATGGAAGGTAAGGACTGGATATGGGATAACGGCATATTGGTTGCGCAAGACATTGAATTAATTGAGACTGAAATAAAGACTGCAAAGAATATCAACTCTTCGGATGTTGAGATACGAGCCTTTAAGAATTTCCTCTCGAAACTTGTAAATAAATAATCCGAGGAGGATAACGACATGTCAGAAGACGTAAATAACGCTGAAGAACTGTCAATTGATGAGCAAGCTTCTGAAGTAAGCGAAGAGCAACTAAACGATGAAAATCAAGTAATCGAAGATGTTGTTGAAGATGCTAACGAGGAAGTTGTTGAATCAACAGAAGAAGAATTAGAAGAAGCTAAAAAGAAAGAAGATGATCTTGAAGAAGATGCTCCGAAATCTGTAGCTACTCCTAAGACTAAAGCTGGTGTAATACAAGCCGCAGTTGATATGTTAAAATCAGCAAAAAAAGAAGACGCACAAAAACTATTTGCAAAAATGGCAGCGATTTCTGAAGATGAGATTGAAGAATCAGAAGATGATGGTTCAGTAGCGAAAGCTATTGCAGCTGCACCTTCAAAGAAGAATGAATTAAAAGCTAAAGCGAAAGTAGAAGCTCTTGATTTTTCTGATGATTTAGATACTATCATCGCAGAAGAAGCTACATTGAGCGATGGGTTCAAAGAAAAAGCAAGCACAATTGTAGAAGCAGTACTAACAAGTAAATTAGCTGAAACAGTAGAGCGCTTAGAATCTGAATACGTGCAAAACTTAGAAGAAGAAGTTTCTGAGATTCAAGGTTCAATGGTAGAGAAAGTAGATTCATACTTAAACTACGTTGTTGAAAATTGGATGAAAGAAAACGAAGTATCAGTCAGCCAAGGTCTTAGGACTGAGATTGCTGAAGACTTTATGACTTCACTTCAGTCAGTGTTCAAAGAACACTATATTGAGATACCAGAAGGTAAAGAAAACTTGTTAGATGAACTATCTGACCAAGTAGCTGAACTAGAGGAATCTCTAAACAAAACCACAGAAGATAACATCGCACTACACGGAGCTAATCAGTCACATGAGAAAGCTGCTATAGTAAGAGAAGCATCTTCAGGGCTTGCAGAAACCGATGCTGAGAAATTTGCTAAGTTGGTGGAAGATGTAGAATTTGATAACAAAGAAACTTTCGAACAGAAAGTAGCTACTATCAAAGGATCATTTTTCAAAGGCGAAGTAACTGAATCAGTTGACGAAGTAAATAGTATGGCAGGGGAAGATACAGCAGAAATTGTTGAAGTTTCCGATTCCATGTCTAGATACACTCAGGCTATAACTAAATTTAATAAATAATCTAATAGGGGAAAACATAAAATGTTTAACGCAGATTCACAATTAATGGAAAAATGGGGCCCGGTTCTAAACCACGAAGGCGCTCCTGAAATCCAAGACAGATATAAAAAAGCTGTCACAGCAAGGCTTCTTGAAAACCAAGAAATCGCTTTACGTGAAGAACAAGCACAGGCCCAAGGTAACTATATTTCAGAAGCAGCAGCAGCTAATAACATTAGCGGTAGTGCTCCGAATAATATTGGTACTTTTGATCCTGTTCTTATTTCTTTAGTAAGACGTGCCATGCCTAACCTCATCGCTTATGATATCGCTGGCGTTCAGCCAATGACTGGTCCAACAGGACTTATCTTCGCAATGAAATCCAAGTACGCAACACAAGCTGGAACAGAAGCATTCTTTAATGAAGCTGATACAGACTTTTCTGGTACTGGTACTCATCAAGCAGACCCAACCGGTCTAGCTGGTGTAGTAGATGCAGACACTGATGGGTCTATCGCTGATACTGCTGACGTCGTTTCTACTTTCGGTTCTGGTCTAACGACTGCAGCTGCAGAGAGATTGGGTGTTGGTGCATCAGGTGATGGTTCATTCGG